CAGCTTCTGCAGACTTGACCTGGCTCTTGGCCTTGATGGAATCCATGATTGATGATTTTGGGCCGCCACGGAATGCGTCAGGATTGTCGCCGCCTTCATCTGTAATACGCATGGTATCAATATTGTATTCCAAATCGATCTTTTGTCCCACACCCGTTGAACTACGACTCTTCATACACTGAATTTGATACTTGCCACGCTCTTTCATGGCACGACTTGTAAAGATACCAAACACGTTGTCTGCTGTGTTGATCTTGGAGATACCACCTGAAATGTGCGAGTGATCAAATTCAATCTCCTCAACTGCTGAGCGATTTAACTGCGAAGCTGTTACCATTAGTATACCCAGCTCCTTGGCCAAGTTACGCAGTTCTTCACTCACATACTTGTCTTTAACGAACAAATCGTTGGGACTAACCTTGGCACTGATGGGCATCAACAAGTCCAAGTAGTCAATCATGATAAAGTCTACCTTGTGCCCAGACTTGATTTGATACTCTTTCAAGAATGCACGAATATCATTGATGTTGCTTTGTGCAGGCAGTGCTTTGACTTGATAGCTGCCTGCCTTTTTACCCACCATCTTGATTTTTAATGCCGCTGTGCCTTTGTCTCGGCGAATATCCTTGGTGCTCATGTCTGTGAGCATGGCCGCTGTACGCAAGCCTGTGAGTTCTTCGCTCAGTTCCAGTGTGATATAAACACCATGCAAGCCCTGTTGCACCCAGTTGAGTGCAATGTTCATCATGACCAAGCTCTTGCCTGATCCAGAACCACCTGCAAAGATGTTGAGTTCACCGCGACTGAATCCACCATACAGCAATCGATCCATTTGTGGCCAGCCTGTGCTTACTTGGCCGCCTGAATCAAAGTAGCGTGTAAGCATGCCTTCAGGGTCATTCCAAAAATCCATGCCTAGATCTTTTGTAAGTGAAATCTGTACAGCGTCCTTGATCAGTTTTTCCACAGGATCAAATTCGCCTTTCTCCAGCAAGTCGGCCGCTTTCAAAATTGCACGTTCCAGTTCTTGTCTCTTGGTAAAGCTTTCAAACTCTTGCATGAACCAATCAAAGTGCCCTTCGTTAAGTTCAGGCACCGCTACAAGCTTAACACCAGTTGTGGCAGCAATTTGTGTACGATCCGGAAGTGTTTTATATTTGTCCGAGTGTTCTTTGATAAACTCCGCAGCAGCTCGTAAACTTTTGTCAAAGTTTTGCGGATTGTAAATGTTCTGGACTCGTACATAAGAGCTTGCATCCTCTAACATCATTTCCAAGAACAATCGCTGAACATCAACTGAGTAATCTTTTAACAAGTTGCTTCTTCCTTAATTCTATTTTAATCCGACTGGTCTCTCGTGCCTGCATAATAGTTAGCAGTGTTCCTAATCGGCCATATTTCTTCACCGCATCGTTTACATCTTTGCAATCTTCCCAGCTAGGAATGCTCACGGCCCAGCCCAGTTCTACCGCTCGATCAATCAACTCTAATCCTGCCTTGTCTTGATCAGGCACTACTGTAATTTCTCTGCCCAGGCCACGAATCAATCTTGCTTGTGCATCACTAATATCGTTGTGCATTACAGCAAGACCGCCAATGCTGAGCGCATCAAATATACCTTCCATGACCAATACATGTTGCCAGTCTGGGTGCTGTAGATCAGTACCAAACACATATCCAGGTTGTGTTTGATTAATATACTTGGGAATCTTGTTATCTAGAAATCTAGCAGTGAATCCCACAATCTTGTTGTTGTGTGTAAACGGCACAATCACGCAGGGTCTGATCCAGTGGACTCCATCAGTGCGTATGGGCGTCATCATGGGAAAATCTTCAGGCACAAATCTATCACGACAGTATTCCCAGTACTTGGGATGCTCTTGAGTGATCAGTTCTGACGCAGGTGGCAGTTCACGTTCTTCAAAATCAATGTCTTGCAATACGTTGGCCACACGTTGTCTATCTTCTACAATACCGTAGATGCTGCGATGCCGCAAGCTTTCAAGATTGACCAATTCTATTTCACGTTCAGGCACACCCATCCATCCCAAGAGCCTGCGGGCCTTGAAACTTAGTGTACGGCCAAGGATAAAGCTAGCGGTGTACCCACAGTTGAAGCAGTGATAGCTCCAACCTTGATCAGTTGATTTTAATCCGCCTCGTTGTCGAGCATCAGCCGATTGCCCATTTTGTGTACAGCAAGGAGCATTGAAGCTGATCCAGCCCGAAGGGGTCTGCTTTCTTTTGCCGGGCAAGTACTGTGTAATGTCAATCATCTGTTATAGTATAACAGAGTTTGTGTACAAAAACAACGATTATCGGTATTGAATATTCTCAACCAAGCCGTTTGACAACAACACTGTGGCTGCAGTAGATCCTTCAAACTGGATGGGCACGTAACCTGAACCGCCCGTGGTCACAGTGACGTTGGCCACTGTGCCGGCGCCGCCTGGATTCAAAGCAGCCACTGCTGTGGCACCAGCACCGTAGCCCAGAATTTGCACATAAGGAGGAGCCACATAAGAATTACCAGCATTGGTCAACAGTATTGCAGTGACCACACCATCTACCACTGTGGCTTGAGCTGTGGCCCCGTAGCCAAGCGATGTGTTCAGGGCAATTCTCAACAGGGGATGATAGCCCACAGCATTGAAATAAACAGATTCAGTAGCATCCAAATACTCACGACTTTCTGTCACATTGTAGAATTCTGATTCGTAGTCCTGTGCTGCCTGTAGTTTGAGTGTGCCTGTGTAATGCACCAGGTCCATTTTGACTGTGGTCAGACTGGAACTGTTGGTGGTCATATGACTGGAATAAAACTCTGTTCGTTGTGTACTGTTGAGTGGTTGTGGATTGAGAGCCCAATCAGGCCAACCTGTTGGTGCTGCACTCACAGTTTGATTTTTGCCAGTGATAGTGGGTATAGTAACCTCTTGACTGGGCACAAACTCAGGGTATATCGAATCCACAACATTACAGTCCGCACGGGCTCCTGCATTGGCATCGGTAAACACTGCCTGATGATAACTGCCTTGTATGCGTTCTATGCTGTAGCTGCCAGGTTGGGCCACAATGTCATTGGTATCTTCTGGGGCAAGTACCAGTCGCACACGCCCTGTTGCGGCACTGAGCACGTCCATGTTTTTTTCCACCAACAGCTGATCGCCTGTTTGATTCATCAGTCGGAATCGAAATGTAGACCCTGTGATGTTTACAGGCTTTTGATCCTGGTTGATGAATTCAAAGAGCAACACATTGTCAACACCTTTGTTTACTGTTAAAGTTTTTGCGTACACTGGATCATACCTCGCTTGAAAATATCCACCCGTGGTGTCTACCAGTAATACTCTGGTGATTTGTTGATAAAGATAAACGGTTGTGGAATACATTGTTGTATTTAGCAGACCATAAATAACCGCAATGGGCAATAACATATTCCAAAAGCTAACAGAAAAATATCCGTTTATAACACTATGCGTTTATGCCAATACAGAGTATGTGGGCGTGGTACAAAATAGAGATGATGACGTGACCACTATCTACGATTTTGGTGCTGTGATGGCTCAGGAAGACAAGCTGGGATTTCTAGAACTTGCATCCACCTGGTGGTGGGAAAGCAATCGATCTATTCCCATCAACATCTTTTTACGCAGGGACTGGGACAAATTCCGCAGCACATTGCGAACTTTTGTCAACAAAGACCTGGAAATCTTACACGGTCCTGCTTGCAGTTTGTCTGACATTGCTCGCAAAAAGACCAAACGCAGAAGCATCACACTGGTTCGACGTCTTGACTGAGCAAACTCATGTGCAAGGCAACCAACATTGCGTAGCTTAGGCTGTGACTCTTCTTGAATGTGTAGCCCCGACTGGTGTCACCGTCCCAGACTGATTTGAACACTTGATCCCAGGGCTGACCCTGTAAGTGTGCTTTGCCCGGACGAATAACCGATATAAATGCTGCCATTCTTGCAATAGAGTCCGGCCGCATTTGTTGCAACAAATCAGTATAATTTCCCACATGCACCAGTTGGCTGGCCCAGGCAGAATCAGTCCATAATCTTGCCCAGTTTGGCTCTTGCGCCAGCAATTGATCATAATGTGCTTGATCACGAATCAACTGATACACACTCATGTTCAAAAAGTCAATTTTAAAGTAACCACGAGCCTCTGCTGACTCATAGTCTATGGCTGCACACTGATTTACAGGATCGTAAGGAATATCAGTGACATACACACCCGAATTGTGACGTCTGGGTCTTCCATCTGTGATCTGCCGTGCAGGTGTGTGCTGAATCAATTTCAGTATGTGTTCGCGGTCAGCAAAGTCAATGTCAATGTCTGCGCTCATTGTTGTACCAGTGCAGTCACTATGTCCAGTTGTTCCTGTGCCTGTGCCACTGCGGCTGCTGCATCGGCCACAGCAGGATGTTGTCTGGCCAACTCTTCTAGGCGTTTTTCTTGTTCCATTCGACGACGAACCCACTGGACAGCTTCCTGTGTTGGACCGTCAAGACTTATCTGAGTATGGCTGCAGGACAACGTTAGCCAGCTGACACCGTCATACACTTCTATATTTTTTAAACTTGTATTGTACCGTAATATTCCAGCACTCTGAGATCCTGGGCTTATATACGGCTGCATAGAGCTGCCGCCTGTGGTTACTAACCCTGTACCGGGTATTATTCCTTGAATCAT